TACTGACACGAAAGGAACCGAGATGCCAGCAATAGTCACAGCCGCACAGCTGAGGTCAATTCTTGGTGTCTCGGTTTCTTTGTATTCGGATGCTCAATTAGATCAAATTATTGATTCGGCTGAGCAAACGATTTTGCCTTTACTTACGCAATACCAATCATCGGTGACTTTTGCCAATGTGAGTGATTCCGTCATTTATTTCACCACAATGCGGCCAAATTATTTTGTGCCGGGTCAATCTGTTGTTGTTACCGGGGCCGGAGCTTACAACGCGACCTATACAGTCACCGATGATCGGATTGAGCCATACATTTTTACAGCGGCAACAGCGGCGGCTGATCGTGACTATCCATTGCCGTTTATTCCGGCGGCATTCGCAACCTTATCCGGTGGGTCAGCCGCACAGCTGTACGCAAACACACCACCAATTGAAAATGCAATTTTGGTTGTAGCGGTCGAAATTTTTCAGAGTATCACAGCTCCCGGCAACCAGATCATGTCAGACAATTTTCAGCCATCACCATTTGTGCTTGGCCGCAGCTTAACAAATAGAGTGATTGGCTTACTTGGGCCTTTCATCGATGTTGAAACGATGTGCCAATGAGCATCGAATCAGCAATCCGCACACCATTAAAGACAGCACTATCAGGCATTGCTGCCAATGTGTACAACGGCATCCCAGAGACAATGACATCACCAAGCATTTGTTTGATCCCGGATGCACCTTATTTGGAAAGCGTTTTGATCGGCAAAACAACCACAAGAGTCAAGGTCAATCTGACTGTGACTGGCGTAGTCGGATACTCAAACAATGCCGCAGCTTTGGACAATCTTGAACAATTGATGATCAGTATCATCGGAGCAATGCCAGTCGGTTACGAAGTTGGCAATGTCAATCAACCACAACCATTGGAAGTCGGTGCAGGTAGATACCTCACGGCCGATTTACAAGTAAGCACCTACTACACCAATTAAGGAGATCAAATGAGTACAGTAATCATTACCGGCCGCGATGTGTCTTTCACGCTGGACACAAAAGTCTATGCTGCACAGACAACATCCGCCACGCTTTCATGTGACACCACGATTGAAAGATACACAACACTTAACGGGCCAGCATACAGATCGGTCGATAAGCAATGGACATTTGCAATTGAACTTTTGCAAGATTGGGGATCAACAGCTACGCAAGGCTCATTGTTTGAAAACATGTGGAATAATGCTGAAAACGCTCCAAATACGCCTGTGGCGGTTTCTTTAACAGCTGCTACTGGTGCGGTTTTCACTTTCACAGTTTTGCCAATTTTTCCATCAGCTGGCGGTGCTGCTCCGGGAGCACTAACAGACACATGGTCATTGACAGTAATTGGCACACCTACTGAAACATACAGCTAAGAAAAGAATCGGGAGCAAATAAATGAAACTAGCAATCACAATTGAATACACAGATGGCAATGCTGAAACATACATTGCGCATCCAGCGGAATGGGCAAAGTGGGAAAACAAGACTGGCAACACGATTGGACAAGCTCAAGACAAAATGGGCGTGTCCGATCTGTTGTTTCTTGCATACCACGCGATGAAACGGCAAATTGCAGGCAAACCTGTAAAGCCGTATGAAATTTGGTGTGAGACTGTTGCTGACATCATTGTCGGTGATGCAAACCCAAAAGTTACAGAGCCGGAAGCATAAATCGGGTGCTTTGGGAAGTAGCCATTGCAAGTGGCCAACCCCGGAGCGAATTCAAAACAGCTGAGGATTTATTGACGGCAATAGAGATTTTGGAGAAAAGAAATGGCTGAGGAAGCGGTCGCATTTAACAAGCAAGAATTGCGATCCGTTTTGTCGGCTTTTAAAGCAATGGATGATGAAGCCGTTTCTCAAGCAAAAGGCGTCAGCAATGGTTTGGCTACTTATTTGCAATCCAAAATCATTGGTGCAGCTGCAAGCCGTCCAAATCAAGCTGCATCCAGAATCGCTCAAGGATCGCGCGTAAGCAAATCCTCAAAAATTGGTGAGTTGTCATTTGGTTTTGTTTCTCAAAAATTTAGCGGTGGCGGTACAACTCAACAGCTTTGGGGCGGTTACGAATTCGGTTCAAACAAATTTAAACAATTTCCAGTTTGGTCAGGCCGTGAAGGTAGAGGATCAAAAGGATGGTTTATTTATCCAACTTTAAGAGCCGAGCAACCTTATTTAATTGGCCAATGGCTTGAATCATTTGATCGCATTTTGAAGGAGTGGTGAAATGGCCGGACAATCCAGAACTCTTAAGTTAGCCTTGCTGGCAGATGTTGCTGATTTCACCAAAAACATTAACACGGCTGGAAAAGATACAACAACAATCGGCGATCAATTTACAGCTTTTGGCAAAAAAGCCGCTTTGGCATTTGCCGCAGCTGGCGCGGCCATTGGTGCGTATGCAAAAGTCGCAATTGAAAATGCCGCAGCGGATGAAAAAGCACAGCGCAATCTTGCACTTACCATTGAAAACACAACAACGGCCACAGCTGCACAGATTGCCGGTGTTGAGAAGTACATCAGCACGACCAGCGTGGCAATCGGAATTACAGATGATGAATTACGCCCGGCTTTTGGTCGATTGGTTAGATCAACCAAAGATGTTGAGGAAGCTCAAAAGCTACTCAATTTGGCTTTAGATGTTTCAGCTGCAACAGGCAAACCATTGGAAGCTGTGGCAAATGCTTTGGGTAAAGCGTACGATGGCAATCTCAATGCATTGGGCCGATTGGGATTGGGTATTGATCAATCAATCCTCAAATCAAAAGATTTTGATCTAGTGTTTAACACGCTTACAAACACTTTTGGTGGCTTTGCTGATAACGAAGCACAAAGCACCGAAAAGGCATTTGCTCGCATCAAGATTGCCAGCGATGAAGTACAAGAGCAAATTGGCGCAGCTTTGTTGCCTGTTGTTCAAGAATTGACCGCGTTTATTCTGAGCGATGTTGTGCCTGTGGTTCAAAGCTTTGTTGATGGTTTGACAGGTGCCGATGGCCTTGATTCAAGCTTAACCAAATCACAAAAAACAGCCATTGAGTGGGGCAAAAGAATCAAAGGTGTCATTGCAACAGTTATTGAATTCAAGGATGAATTGATTGCCGTTGCAGCTGTAATTGGCACAGTGTTTGTTGTTTCTAAAATTTCGGCCGGTGTGATGGCAACGATTGCTGCAATCAATACTTTAATTAAGGCTTACAACCTTTTAAAGGCATCCGCGATAGTTGCCGGTGTTGCATCGGCTTTTGCTTTAAATCCATTGCTTGGTGTTGGAGCCGTAGCTTTAGCAGCTGCCGTTTTAGCTGGTGCAAACGCTTTAGCAAATAAATCAGATACAGCTGCGGCCGGGTCAGCCGGTGCGGCAGGTTTTAGCGGCACGATGCCGAATGGTCAATCATTTTCAACAGGCGGTGCCGTTGATCAAACAGCGGCCGAAAAGGCTCAATTAGCAGCATCGATTGCAGCTTCAAAGGCTGATGCAATAATTATTGCCGAAGGTCAAAAAAGAGGTTTAACACCAGAGCAAGCATTGGCAGAGGCAAAAAGCAAGTCCGTGACTGTCGATCCTGGCATCGCTGCCGCATCAAAAGATTTTCAAAAAGCATCAGCTGATCTCAATGCTGTTTTAGATAAAATGGCTAGTGGCACGCCTGTTTTTGATGCAGCTGCAGTTCGCGCTGGTGAGGAACGCGACCGAGCTACGACAATCAATCTTAATGTGACGGGTTCAATCGATCCGGAACGAACAGCACGCGAAATTGTAGACACGCTGAACAATTCGTTTTATCGTGGTACAGGCGGTGCTGGAGCATTGGTTGCGATCTAATGAGCATTTTCAATCCTGTTTGGCGTGTGACTATTGGCGGTGTGCAATACCAAAACCTCACTTTGGCAAACCTTACAATCACAAGCGGTCGGACAAACATTTATGAGCAGGCACAGGCAGGTTATAGCAACTTACAAATTCTTAATTTAGATCATACAAATGTCGCAATTCAAATCAATGATTCATTAACTATTGAGCTGCAAGATTCGACAGCTACATTTGTGCCAATTTTTGGTGGATCGGTAGTTGAAGTAAGCATTGCCGTTGCTGAGGTTGGTGCGACCGATTACGCGCAGCGGATTAGCATTATTGCTTTGGGTGCGCTGGCCAGATTGCCAAAGGCATTGACCGATGGGGTGCTGTCACATGACTTTGATGGCGATCAAATTTACACAATACTTAGTCAGGTTTTATTTGCATCATGGGAGGAAGTGCCTCAAGCATTGACATGGGCAACCTATGATCCAACAATTCAATGGCAGGATGCAGAAAACACAGGATTGGGCGAAATTGACCGGCCGGGCAATTATGAGCTTGCGCAACGCTCATCCAGCCGCACGGATGTTTATTCTCTTGTCTCAGCTTTGGCAACATCAGGATTGGGTTACATTTACGAGGACCCACAAGGACGCATCGGGTATGCAGACAGCACACACCGAACCAATTATTTGGCCGCCAATGGTTATGTTGATTTAACGGCAAATGATGCTTTGGCATCGGGTTTGGTAATTAAGCAACGAACAGGCGATGTTCGCAATAACATTACAATCCAATACGGCCAAAACAGCCAAAATGAAACAAGTGAAAGCGACATAGCCTCCATTGGACTGTATGGCCAATTATCACAGATTTTTCAAACGACATTACGGCATTTGGCCGATGCTGAGGATCAGGCCGATTTTTATCTGGCTTTACGAGCTTATCCACGATTTAATTTCAACAACATAACATTTGAGCTGGCCAACCCAGACATCGATGATTCTGACCGCGATGCCTTGATTGGGGTTTTTATGGGTATGCCGGTTAACATTTCCGATCTGCCTCTTAACATGAATAGTGGCGATTTTCTGGGTTTCGTTGAAGGCTGGACATTTTCGGCCAGATACAATCAGGTCAGCATTTCAATGATTGTTTCACCGATCTCATTCTCATTGCAAGCCATGCGATGGAACGATGTGCCGGTGGTAGAAACATGGAACACAATCAATCCAACTTTGGATTGGATCAATGCCACGATTGTGGCGTAAGGAGAAAACATGAGCAATCCAACAAGCAATTTTGGATGGCAGATGCCAACGGCCACAGATTTGGTCACGGATTTGCCAGCTGATTTTGAGGTGTTTGGTCAGGCGGTTGATACAGCCATGGCTGACCTCAGAGGCGGCACAACAGGTCAGGTGCTTGCCAAGAATTCAAACACAAACATGGATTTTGTATGGATTGAGCAGGATGACACAACATTGTCATTTAATGCCCAAACAGGTACAACTTACACATTGGTAATTGGCGATTTAGGCAAATGGGTTACGGCATCAAATGCTTCACCAATTACTGTAACAGTACCTCCATCAGTTTTTGCAACTGGAAACATTGTGAATTTACAACAGATCGGTGCAGGACAAGTGACATTTGCGCAAGGTTCAGGTGTAACAATTACCTCAACAGGTGCAACGGCTTCAGCTCCCAAGCTACGCGCACAATATTCTGCTTGCGCAATTCTTTGCACAGGTTCTAACACATTTACAATTGTGGGTGATTTAGCATAATGCCAATTATTTCTGGAATTCTTGCGAGTGCCTTTCCTGTAAAGGAAGTCACTTATCTTGTCGTCGCTGGCGGCGGCGGCGGAGCTGGCGCAAATTATTCAGGCGGTGGCGGTGCTGGAGGTCTACGAAGCGGCACTTTAAGTGGCATTGTATTGAGCCAAAATTATTCAGTCACAATTGGTGCAGGTGGTAACGGCGGCGCAGTTAATACTACTGGTAACTCTGGTAGTGGATCTAGTTTTAGCACAATTAGCGCAACGGGCGGCGGACGTGCTGGCGGAGATACTGGCGGAGCAACGCGACAAGGTGCTGCAGGCGGTAGTGGCGGCGGTAATTACTCTAATTTCACATCGGCGGGCGGTGCTGGAAACTTAGGCGGTTACACTCCAGTCGAAGGATTCGCGGGCGGTGCTTCAAGTACGACTACAAATTATGGAGGTTCAGGCGGCGGCGGAGCTGGCGAAGCAGGCGATACAGACGGCGCAGGTTATGGTGGCGATGGAATCAGTTCAAGCATTACGGGGACAGCAACATTTTATGCAGGCGGCGGCGGTGGCGGAGCAACAAATCTTAATCCGCTTGGCGTCAATGCAGCTATTCCAGGTGGTCAAGGCGGCGGAGCCGATGGATTATCTTTTAACGGCTCTGGTGATGCTCCAAATGGGACAGCAAACAGAGGCGGCGGCGGCGGCGGTGTAGGTGGTTATGGAACCAATGGCGGAAATGGCGGTTCAGGCATTGTTATTTTGCGTTACAAATCATCACTTGGAACTATTACTACAACTGGTTTGACTGCTTCAACTGCTGACGATGGAATATTTAAAGTTACAACAATTACAGCGGGCACAGGAAATGTGAGCTGGGCATAATGGCACATTACGCATTTTTAGATGAAAATAATGTAGTTACAGAAGTTATCGTAGGCATCGACGAGACAGAGTTAATCGAAGGACTTGATCCCGAAACTTGGTATGGAAACTTTAGAGGTCAAGTTTGCAAGCGAACTTCTTATAATGCAAACATTCGCAAAAATTATGCTGGAATTGGAATGACTTACGATGAAAGCCGTGATGCATTTATTCCATCAAAAAGAAATTGCCATGATGAAGAAGTTTTAGACGAAGCAATTTGTCGTTGGATTTGTCCAAATAAGGATCATAATGTCGAACTTTCCTAATGGCACATTGCCGCGTTTGATTCAGGTTGCGCTCGCTGAGGTGGGCACAGCTGAAACAGGCAACAATGAGACGAAGTACGGCAAATTTATGAAAGCCGACAAGCTCCCATGGTGCGGATCATTTCTCAATTGGTGTGCTCATCAAGCTGGGGTCAAAGTGCCAAATGTGGTCAGCACACGAGCTGGAGCTGAGGCATTTAAGAAGGCGAAGCAATGGCACACCACACCAAAGATTGGTGACTTTGTTTTCTTTGATTTCATTATCGATGACAAAGAAACGATTAATCACATTGGGTTAGTGATACGAGCATCGGAAAAACAGATCGTGACCATTGAAGGCAACACATCAGGCGGTTCAGGAAGTCAGCGCAATGGTGGCGAAGTCATGGTTAAATCAAGAGCTTTGGGAGCACGCTCATTTGTAATTGGCTACGGCCGACCTACTTATGAGCCTTTTTCCGGTGATTTACCGGAACGACCAAAAGGAGAAAAATAATGGAGCAAGCAAAAGCAATTGCAGCATCATGGGCGCGGTCATACATTGCCGCAGCTTTGGCCGTGTACATGGCTGGCGGAGACATCAAGGCGATGGCAATGGGTGGCGTTGCAGCTATCGTGCCTGTCATTTTGCGCTGGCTCAATCCAGCTGACACAGCTTTCGGATCAACGGGGAAATGATCCCGAAACTACGCGCGGCAGGTTTAGCTTTGATCCTTTCGCTAAGCCTTGCCGGGTGTGGTTATGATGGATGGGTCAGGTACCCATGCCAAGAGCATGAAAATTGGGAAAACAAAGATTGTCAGAAACCACAATGCAAGGTGACTGGCACCTGTACAGAGGATTTGATAGGCGATGCCTTCCAAGAGTAAAGAGCGATTAAGCCAAGAGGACATCAAAGCGCGATTAATGTTTCTCATTGGCTCGGTGCTGGCCATTGTGTTTCTTATTGTCACTTTGGGTATCACCTATGCATTGATCTTTGTGACACAGCCAATTGGCGCACAAGCTCCCAATGATGCAGCTTTCATCGATCTGCTCAAGACTTTGGCAATTTTCCTCACCGGATCATTGGGCGGTGTTTTAGCATCCAACGGCCTCAAGGACAAAACAAAATCAGAATACGAAAAAACCATTGAAAGGCGTTTATCCGGTAACGACACGCCATGATTTGAGCGTGATTCTTGAATTTGTCGGATTTGCCTGTCACTCTCTATTTCGGGAGCTGATTCGCGGCTCCCAGAATCGGGAGCAATACAATGAACGAAGCATCAATCGTGATCATGTGTTTGATCGCTGGGGCCTTTTGGGCTGTCATGGCCTATTCGGTAGGTTTTAAGGAAGGCGAACGACAAGGCTATACAAGAGGCCGAGCCGTGGCACGCCATGCTGTATCAGCTGATCGGAAGGTCAAATGATGGCCTCTTTTATGGATGGGTACGAAGGCAACAAAGAGCGCACGGATCGCTGGATTGCCACATTTCCACAAGGTCGGCTCGAATCACACATCATTGAATTTGATTTTGCAAAAGGCTATGTGCTGGTGCAAGCAAAAGCATGGAGAAATCAAGAGGAAATCCATCCAGCTGGCATCGATTATGCACACGGCTTTTTAACAGCTTATAGCTCAAAAATGGCTCGCTGGATGATCGAGGACACTTGCACATCAGCTTTGATGCGCGTGATGGCCTTGGTTATGGGCAACACCGAAAAGGCCACCAAAGAGGTCATGGCATTGGTCAAGAGTGAATCACCGGCAGCCGATTATGATTATTGGAGCACAAAGCATGGCGATGTGCCGAGTTATCAAACAGCGGCCGAAGCTGAGCGAGCCGGGACACCATCATTTGGATCATCGGCCGATTCTGTATGGACAGCCGATGCCGTGCCATCGTGCTCACATGGATCAATGCGATGGAATCAAAGCAAGCCAGATGCACCGAAATCATGGGGCGGCTACTTTTGCAGCGAGAAAATTAAAGAAAAACAATGCACGCCTCGTTGGTATGTCTTGCGCAGCACAGGAACATGGGAGCCACAAGTATGAGTGACTTTGTTGAGATCATCTATCCACAAGAGATGAAGGCACGATTGATGTGCAATGGCGAAATCGTCGAGGAATACAAAATAGAGCAATGCGACAAGTGCTCACAACTGAGGCGATTGGATCATTTCGGCTACCAAAAAGGCTATGACAAGCAAGATAACATCATTTGGTTTTGTGGTGATTGCCGATGATCGATCGCATTGAGGAAGTGCAATGCATGATTGCAGCCATTCAACATTGCCATGATCGTTCACCTGATCACAGCTCACGAATTATTAAAGACATTTCATGGTTTGCCTATGTTGCACAAATGGGCGAATCAATGCTGGCTGAGCTAGTAGTGGCCAAACGATTGGGTTATGAGTACACACCGGGCATTACATGGGATAAATCAAAGGCTGATGTGGGAGAACACATCGAGGTCAAATGGTCAGCCAATCCAGCTTCTAATTTGTGGATTCAGGATTCAGATCGACATGATCGCGACATTGCCGTGTTAGTTACAGGCAGCTCACCAAAGATGCACATTGTTGGCTGGATGCCGGTATCAATAGCTAAGAAACCACGCTATCGCAACGCATCACAAAACAATTGGAGTGTGCCTCAAATCAATTTGCAATCTATTGAGACTTTACAAAGGAGCAATTATGCACATCCTTCAATTTGATTGTTCGATCTGCTCAAAGCTGTATGGAAAGCCAAAGCAACGCCATGGACTTAAGAAAGGTGCTGAATTAACAGAGCATGAATGGTTTGCACAATGCATGAGCTGTGGCACATTTGGAATCAAGATCGTTGATGATGCACGGATTGAGGAGATGTCATTGTGATTAAGTTATCCACAGGCTTTGTCCACAGGTGT